ATGTTCAAGTTATTTCTGGCCCTGAAGATATTCCTTCTGCCACTACTCCTGGTGCTTTCCTTAATTTTGGCGGTACCAACATATATAAGTCAGCACAGGTTCAGCAGATGGGTCGCCTTTTTTGCGACGGAGCCGTTCGTGCCGGTGATCACTTTGTATTTACTGATGCTTGGCACCCTGGTATCATCAATCTCAAATACATGAGCGAACTACTGGGCATACCAGTTGTTACACACGGCTTATGGCATGCTGGCAGTTATGATCCGCAAGACTTCCTCGGACGGCTTGTTGGCAAGAAGAAGTGGGTAAGACATGCCGAAAAAAGTTTCTTCCATGCATTTGATCATAATTACTTTGCTACAGAATTTCACGTTAAATTGTTCTTTGACGAATTGTTAGAAGACGGCTTTAAAAGTGAAAATCCTTGGTACGAAGAAGATTGGGCCGAACGTTATGACAGCGGCAAGATTGTTAAAACTGGCTGGCCAATGGAGTATATGGATTTAGCCCTTACTTCGTATAAAGGTATGCCTAAACGTGATCTTATCCTTTTCCCTCATCGCATCGCACCCGAGAAGCAGGTTGAGATTTTTAGAGATCTCAAAGAACAGCTACCTCAATATGAATTTATTGTGTGTCAGGATCAACAGCTAACAAAGAATGAGTATCATAATTTGTTAGGCGAAGCTAAAATTGTGTTTAGTGCCAGCCTACAGGAAACACTAGGTATTGGCTGCTATGAGGGAGCCTTACTCGATGCTATTCCTATGGTTCCGGATCGCTTGTCATACAGTGAAATGTATTATGAAGGATTTAAATATCCTAGTGCATGGACACAAGATTGGAATAGTTATCTGCAACATAGGCAAGAATTGTGCCATCATATTATTGTTACAATGACACATTACGAAAAACGGTTATCACAATTACGCAAACAAACTGAAGACTTATCTAAATATTTCTTTAGTGCAGATCAGTTGCTGGAGCATATTAAATGATTTTTGTAGATGAGTTTCCTAAAATAGGAATTGTAGGATTAGGATTTGTTGGTAGTGCAATTCGTGATTCGATGGACGGTTTTGGTAATTTAATTTTAGTGGATCCGCCAAAAGGATTACCGCACACCTACAAAGATCTTGCATCTTGTGAGGCTGTATTTGTATGTGTTCCTAGCCCTAGCAATGACGACGGAAGTTGTGATACAAGTATTTTAGAAGAAACATTAGAAAAGCTCAAAGACTTCAGCGGTGTTATTATTAGTAAGACTACTGCACCCCCGAGTGTTTACGAATCACTTTCTAAAAAATATAAAAATCTTGTACACGCACCAGAATTCTTAACGGCGGCCAATGCTAGTAGAGATTATGCAAATGGCACGTTTGCCATTATTGGCGGAAGCACTTCTGCTTATATAAGAGAAGCTGAACGCATTATTAAATGGGGACAGGCTAGTCTTAAAGACATACGATATTCAACAGCCGCCGAAGCAAGTCTTGCCAAATATGCTATTAATTGTTTCTTGTCTACTAAAGTAGTATTCATGAATGAATTATATAAAGTAGCATCAACTGCTGGCATTGACTATAATAGAATTGCCAGCATGATTACTATGGATAGTCGAATTGGCGGAAGTCATATGAAGGTGCCTGGTCCAGACGGTGCTATGGGTTTTGGAGGAATGTGTTTTCCAAAAGATACTGCCGCATTACTCAAATGGGCAGAAGAATATGGTCAAAGTTTAGAAGTGCTCAATGCGGCAGTTAAGAAAAATACATTATTAAGGTTGACAGAACCTAAATAATAGCGTAGTATTACAATATACGTCATCCTCGACGTTAACTCGGAGAATTATAATTGACAAAAAAAGAATTTGTACCTGACCCAGTAATTGAAGCTGGAATTAAACCAGAATTCAAATCAGAAGAATATACACCTCTAGGTAAAGAAGTATATATTAAAAAAGAAACAGCACTGGACGCAATGTACGGTGATAGCGGCTATCAAGAAGGCACAGCACATAACTATTTAGGTTTTGTAATGAAACGTAATGGTAAAAGGTTCTGGGCCGGGGATAACATCAGTGAATACATTGATGACAAAATGAAAGAAGAGCTAATCAAAGAAACAACTCTAGCATTTGAAAAAGTGTTAGACTGCTTGTTAATTGATCGTGAAAATGACCCCAATAGTAAAGGCACAGCTCGTCGTCTTGCTAAAATGTACTTTAACGAAATAATGGCAGGTAGATATGAAACAGCCCCAGATGCTACGGCTTTCCCTAACGATTCCGCGGATCGTTATGAAGGTATGCTTGTGGTTCGTAGTGAGCTTCGCAGTATGTGTAGCCATCATCATCAGCCTGTTAGCGGTGTTGCCTACATTGGAATCATCGCCGCCCAAAAACTTATCGGACTGTCAAAATACACAAGGATCGCGCAATGGTGTGCTCGTCGAGGTACCCTACAAGAAGAATTGTGTAATGACATAGCACGTGAGATTAGTAAGGCCACCGACTCAGAAAACGTAGCAGTCTATATTCAAGCGGTACACGGATGTTGTGAGAATCGCGGCATTATGGCACACTCAAGTTTAACACAGACAACTGTGCTTAAAGGTGCATTTAACACCGATGGTAATACGAAGAAAGAGTTCTTTGATAACATCAAGTTACAACAAGAGTTTGCACCGCGATGACACATTATATTACCAACAAATACGACAGCATACGGGTACCGTATGAGCCCGGATTACTAGAATGGCTGCAGGAAAATTATCCTGCTTCTCAATATAGAATAGTTTATAGAGGAGTTTAATATGGCAACCCGTAAAAAGAAATCAACTGATATTAAATTAGAAATGCCTGGTACTATAGGCAGTGCTAAATTAGTGTTTCCAAAAGAAACTACCGTAGTTAAAGGTAGTCACCTTACTGTAACAACCCATCCAGATGGACGCACAGAACTAGAATGGGACGACGAAGCACTGGCACGTGATGTACGTGAGGCTATTGACAGTGTAAAAAATAAAACAAAAAAATAATGAAAAAATTATCGACCATAGAAGAATTATATCGATACAATTATAATCATCCTGCAACGCAATCTGCATCATTGTTAGGAATAGAAATTGTTGCATCGGCGCACGATATAGAATTAAGAAAGGGTTCTCAAATATTAAGACTAGGCGTGCATCATATGATTTATCTTTATGGAATAATTTTAGAATTTGATTTTTATTTTAAATCAGTTGCTCCATTAGTGTATGCTGACAAAGAAATAGTAGATTTTTCAGAGCCAAAGTATCACGATGTTATAGGATACGATCGCCATCCAATTTATTTTCCTGCCATAGCTGAACCCATCTTTGCTACAAATCAATATTTAGAATTTGCCAAATTAAAACCTAGAGATGTAGTACTTGATCTCGGAGCATATTCGGGATTAACCTCTATATTGTTTAAAGATCTAGTAGGACATGAGGGTACAGTTATTGCAGTAGAAGCTGATCGGCAAAATATTGATGCAATAGAAAAGAATTTTAAACTTTATAAAAATATTACAAATTCTAGCATTGATCTAGTGTACGGAGCAATGTGGAATCATAACAATGGAATAGAATTTTCATCAGAGGGTAGTATGGGATCATCTGCGGTATCCATTGTAGGTGTTCCTGAATTCCGAGGGGGTCAAAATGAAAAAATTAATTCATATACTCTTTCTGAATTAGTAAAATTAAAAAATTTAAGTCGTGTAGATTTTATTAAGTGTGATATCGAAGGTGCTGAAGAAGTTATTTTTGAAGATAAAGAATTCTTTAATAAATGTCAACCTAAAATAATTATTGAACCGCATGATACTATTCATACTACTAGAGATTTAATTATTAAAAAAATTGTTAGAGATTTAGAAAAATACAATTATCAATTTAACGAAATTGACCAAATAGGTAGTGATCTGCCACTGTTTGAATGTTACCCACCCAATTAAGGAAAAAATATGAATTCCGTAGACATGGCTAATAACCTTATTTTTAGAGCAAAACATTTACAAGAATTTATTGTCGAAACAGAAGTCCCAGAAGATTTTCAATTTAATGGTGTGGTACCATTTGATATAGAAATTACAGGAAGCATCATGTCGGCAAAGGTGTACGGTGTTGACTTTAACGAAGCGGTAACTCGTTTACATGAATGGCTGGAGACTTGCAAATGAAATGGTTTTTAAGGGTGTTAGAAAGGCTAGGTAGAAAAAGACTTATTATGGATAGGGTAAACAACGAACCCTATCTTGTACGGTACTATCTTTTTTTAAAAGAACGCAAACAGTTTCCATTTAATGTGTTCCTGCACAAGTTTCTCAAGTCAGATCCAGATGATGTTCATGATCATCCTTGGCCTTATGCTACACTTATCCTTAAAGGTGGATATTATGAATGGACACCAGTTTTTGATACAGTAGGTAGAAAAATCGGAGAAGTTAGTAAGTGGTGCGGTCCAGGACATTTTCGCATCTGTTCCGCTACCAGTTATCACCGCATTGAGCTCGATCCTAACGTGACTGCGTGGACATTGTTTATGCCGGGTCCTCAAAAAAGAGAATGGGGATTTTTAGTTAAGAACAAATGGATTCATAACGACACTTACTTAACAGAAAGAGCAAAAAATGGATAAAGCGACAACTGATATGAACAATCAATTAAGAGAAGTATTATTAATCACTCAAGAAGAATGTGCGGAAGTTACACAAGCTGTGAGTAAATGTTTCCGATTCGGATTAGATAATGCAAAACCCGGAAAGCCGTTAACTAATGCTCAACATTTAGAAGGCGAAATTGGGGATTTACTTGCGATGATAGATCTGTTAAAATATTATAATGTTGTTAGCGATACAGGTCTAAATACTGCCAAGCAAGCAAAAATTGAAAAATTAAAAATATGGTCAAACATTTATGAGCAAAATTAAAATATCAGAGTTATTCTATTCAATACAAGGTGAAGGAAGATACATGGGTGTACCTTCCGTTTTCTTACGCACATTCGGCTGTAATTTTAAATGCCAAGGATTTGGTATGCCAAGAGGTGAATTAAGCGAAGAAGCAAATAATATTAATCCATTAGAATTTAAAACATATCGTGAACTACCCCTTGTTAGTACTGGTTGCGATAGTTATGCTTCTTGGGACCCACGTTTTAAAGACCTCAGTCCCCTACTTTCAACAGATGCTATTGCTGACGGAATCATAGATATGTTGCCGCACGGGGAATGGCGTGATGAACATCTTGTCATCACAGGTGGTGAACCTTTGCTAGGTTGGCAAAAACAATTTCCAGAATTACTATCACATCCAAAGATGTCTAGTCTTAAAGAAATTACATTTGAAACAAATGGCACTATGCGGTTAACTAGTGGGTTTAAAGAGTTTTTAACAGACTGGACTTATGGCAGTGATGAAAGAGAAATTACTTTTAGCGTAAGTGCTAAACTGCCTTGTTCAGGTGAACCTTGGAAAGATGCAATCAAGCCTGAGGTAGTCTGTGACTATCAAAATTACGGATATGTGTATTTGAAATTTGTTGTGGCAACAGAGGAGGACCTTAAAGATGCTGAACGAGCAGTTGAAGAGTATCGTATTGCGGGGTTCACAGGTCCTGTTTATATTATGCCCATTGGCGGGGTTGAGCGGGTGTATACCCTTAACAATCGTGCAGTGGCAGAAATGGCAATGCGAAAAGGATGGCGGTATAGTGATAGACTACAAGTGCCGCTCTTCAAGAACGAATGGGGAACTTAATGAAAAAGTTTATTAAAAAAATATTTGGTATTGATAAAATAGAAGCATTAACAGCCGAAGCAGAAAAAAAATTACAAGAAGCAACAGTTAAAGCAGAAGTAGTTATTGCCGAAGCAGCCGAAAAAGAACGTATTTCAAAGTTATCTCCAAAAGAACTAGCAAACGAAAAAGGAGAACCGTATGTTGCTGTATTAGAAACTAAAGTTAATGCAGATAATGTAAGGAACGGATTCTTTGAACTTGACTGGAATGAGCATTTTATAGTACAATTAAGACTTAACGGCTTTCAAGGGCAGAGCGAAGAAGAAATAGTTGATCTATGGTTTCAAGAGCTTTGCCGAAATGTAGGAGCCGAAGCAGGGGTTAATATGGACAGACGTGGTTCTGGTTATGTTAATGTAAACAATCTAGGTGACGGAAAGTCAGAGATAGGCTAATGAGTTATATTCTTGTAGATACCGCAAATACATTCTTTCGTGCAAGGCATGTAGTAAGAGGCGACGCTGATGAAAAAGTCGGTATGGCTATGCACATTATCCTTGCTTCTATTAAAAAAGCATGGAAAGATTTTAACGGCACCCATGTGGTATTTTGCCTAGAGGGGCGTAGCTGGCGCAAAGATCATTATGCACCTTATAAAAGAAATCGGAGTGATGCCCGTGCCGCACATAGTCCCCGAGAAGCAGAAGAAGAAAAATTATTTTGGGAAACTTTTGATAAATTTAAAGAATTTATTGAAAGTAAAACTAATTGTACAGTTTTGCAACATGCTCAACTAGAAGCAGACGATCTTATTGCAGGGTGGATACAGAGTCATCCAAACGATAACCATGTTATCATTTCAACAGACGGCGACTTTGCACAACTTATTGCTCCAAATGTTAAACAATATAACGGAGTCATGGGTATTACAACTACACATGAGGGGTATTTTGATGAGAAGGGTAAGCCTATCGTTGATAAGAAAACTAAACAAGTCAAGCCCGCGCCGGACCCAGAATGGTTACTTTTTGAGAAGTGTATGCGTGGCGACACCTCCGACAATATCTTTAGTGCTTATCCGGGAGTACGTGAGAAAGGGACAAAGAATAAAGTTGGTCTCCGTGAGGCCTTTGCCGACAGAGGAACAAAAGGCTATTCTTGGAACAACATGATGCTTCAGCGCTGGACTGACCACGAAGGTGTCGAACATAAAGTATTAGATGACTATACTCGAAATAAACTATTATGTGACCTCACAGCCCAACCAGCTGAGATCAAAGAAATTATTAATAGTGTAATTGATAACAAAGAACATAAAACAAAAAATGTTTCACAAGTTGGATTTAAACTTTTAAAATTCTGTGCAGAATACGATTTACAAAAAGTAAGCGACAATGTACAGATTTATGCAGAACCATTAAATGCGAGGTATACATTATGAGCGCCGTTGCTAAAGTTTTAGTACCTAATAAAGTATGGATTGTCGAGGATGGTGGTAAGAAATTAGGAACTTTGAATAAAGAAAAGAAAGGTTTTAGTTTCTATCGTAAAGGTCAAAAAATTGATATTCAGACTAAATCAGAAATAAGAGATACATTTGGAATTTCGGTAACGGAAGAAATTGAAAAAAATATCAAAGTACTTAAAAATATCGACTTAACACACAATGTATATGAGTTTCCGTGCGGTAGTAGGCCCCACAATCCTGTATATAACATAAAGAAAAAATTACCAATCTATGCAAAGAGTAACAAAAGTAAGAGCCTATATTGTGCAGGATATTATGTTATTAAATTCCGCAAAGGTTGGGTAAAAAGTTTCTGCCCAAAACTAATTACTTTAGAACGATATGTTTTTAAAGGTCCGTTTAGAACTGAAGATGAAATGAAACAAATGCTTGTTTTAATGAGTAAAAAAAATGAACTATCTTAATACTGCACCAATTGAAAATTTTTTAGACAAAGCTCGAATAGCTATTAAAAGCAATCAGAGAAATCTTACTTTAGACATTAAAGAAGTACAATCTTTAGTGGACAGTTTAGCGGTAACAATGACAAGATTAGCAGGAGATGGTCCTTCTAGACCGCCCGAAAACACCGCTGTCCAAGTAAAGATGGATGGTGGAAATTTTTAATTTTTCAACTAAATATATGCGTACTAAATTCGGAGCGCATATATTATGTCTAGACCAAAACCAAAAGTTTTGTTAGAACTAACAAACAAAAAAAATTACAAAACAGAACAGGTTCTAGAAGCTGATGCCATTTGGGCAGTTTTTTATAATGATAGGCCAGTTAATCTAAAAACCACTAGTTTTATAGCCCAAAATCTTGGACCAAAATATAAAAAAGTAAGTTTTTCTAACTCTGGACATGCCTTTAATCTAGCCGAAAAACTTAACAAATTATTTAATTGTAAAGATTTTTCTGTCTATAAGCTAACTACTGGAGAAAAAGTAGAAAGCGATGAATCAAAAACTCCAACTAACTAAAACACTTCTCAATGAACTTAATGTTGTTGTGAATGAGAAGCAACTCAAAAGTTGGTATTTACTTTGGTGGCTTAATCCTAGAGACAACGGCACCAATAGTATGAGGTTAACAGAAAGAGGTTTAGATGATTTTGAACAAAAATTAGGTTTAAAATCGTATCAGGTTGACTTTCCAAAACCAATAGAAAATTTCCATAATAAATTATTTTTAGATTTAGATAGGACTATCAGCGGTCCATATTTTCTTACCAGAAAATACATTAAAGTTTTTGCAGAAAAAACTGCTGTCCAATTGGTACTATTCGGTGGCGACATAAAAAAATACACTAAATCAAAAGAGATGTCGCAAAAATACAACACAAAAATAGATTGACACTCTGACTGTTTTACGCTACAATAATATAACAGCAAACAATTCTGTACTGTTTTTTAGAAAGGCACAAAATGGCAGAAAAAATGAGCGCAAATCGTACCGTTAGTCCTAATGAAGCTAAAGCGGCTGTCCGATTTGCTATGAAAGTTAATCGTCCTGTATTCATGTGGGGCCCCCCTGGTATTGGTAAATCCGATATTATTAAACAACTCGGAGACGAACAAGATCGTGAAGTAATTGACGTTCGATTGAGTCTTTGGGAACCTACAGATATTAAAGGTATTCCATTTTATAATACTCAACTTAACACTATGAGCTGGGCACCGCCCCAGGAACTTCCTTCCGATCCAGACTCAACTGCTATCCTCTTCCTAGACGAACTTAACTCAGCGGCTCCTGCTACACAGGCCGCGGCTTATCAACTTATTTTGAATCGTCGTGTTGGTACTTACAAATTGCCAAAAGGCGTAAGTATTGTTGCCGCAGGTAACCGTGAAACTGACAAAGGTGTTACTTATCGTATGCCTGCTCCGCTGGCTAACCGTTTTGTTCACTTGGAGCTTAAAACAGATTACGAAGATTGGCTCAATTGGGCTACTTTGAATCGTGTTCACGAGCAGGTTGTTGGCTATGTTGGATTTGCTAAACAGGACCTTTACGACTTTGATCCAAAGGGTGGAAGCCGCTCATTTGCCACTCCTCGCAGTTGGTCTTTTGTTTCTGAATTGCTATCAGATGATGGTTTGCCAGAAAATACATTGACTGATTTAGTTGCTGGAGCAATCGGTGAAGGTCTTGCTGTTAAGTTCATGGCTCACCGTAAAGTAGCAAAACAAATGCCCAAGCCAGAAGACATCTTGTCTGGTAAAATTGAAAAAGTTACCATTAAAGAAATCTCTGCAATGTACTCGTTGACTATTAGCCTTTGCTATGAATTGCAGAGTGCAGACGAGAAAAAGGTAAAAAATTGGGATGCACTAGCAGACAATTTCTTTAAGTTTATGATGGAAAACTTTCCGACTGAATTGGTTGTTATGGGTGCCAAGGTAGCATTGACTAACTACAATCTACCATTTGATGCAAGTAAATTGCAACATTTTGACAAGTTCCATGACAAGTACGGAAAATACATTATCCAAGCAATGGAAGGTTAAAATTGGGCCCTTCGGGGCCCTTTTTGCTTGACTATTTACGTATTTGGTTATATAATAATATATAGGTAACAAAAGGACGCATTATGACTTCGGTAATGAAAACAGAAAAAATTCGTAAACCAAAAAATACAAAACAATACTCGGCGGCTGATAAAAATAAAATTCTTGATAAACTAATTACAGCTAGAGTCGGTTTGTTGTTGCGCCATCCATTTTTTGGTAATCTAGCAACACGTCTTAAAATGGTCGAAGCAGATGACTGGTGTGCTACACTGGCCACTGACGGTAGGAACTTCTACTACAATAACGAGTTTGTTGACAAACTCAAACCTAAAGAAGCAGAATTTGGATTTGCACACGAAGTTCTGCATAATGTGTTTGATCATATGGGTCGTCGAGAAGACCGAGATCCCTCATTGTCTAATATTGCCGCCGACTTTGCTACCAATCAAATTCTTAAAGATGAGAAAATTGGTGACGTACCAAGTTGGATTAAGATCTTTCAGGATAACAAATACCGTGGTATGAGTTACGAACAAATCTATCAGGACTTGTACGATAAAGCTGAAAAAATTGATATCTCAACGTTAGGAGAATTACTTGACGAGCACCTAGATGGCGAGGGCGAAGGTGAAGGTGACGACGATGGGGATGGGGATAAAGAAGGCAAAGGGCCGCCGCGTCTAACTGCCGAAGAAAAGAAAAAAATTAGAGACGAGATTAAAGAGGCAATGGTTGCGGCTGCACATGCCGCTGGCGCAGGACGAGTACCTGCCGGAGTGGCTCGTATGATCTCTGATTTTACTGAACCTAAAATGGACTGGCGCGAAATGTTACGTATGAATATCCAAAGTATTCTTAAGAGTAACTTTAGCTTTAGTCGTCCTAATCGTAAAAGCCAACACTGCGGTGCTATCTTGCCCGGCATGATGAATGAAGAAACTATCGATGTTTCAGTTGCAATTGATATGTCGGGCAGTATTTCAAACGAACAGGCTAAAGACTTTTTAAGTGAAGTTAAGGGCATCATGGACGAATATGTCGACTTTAAATTGGACTTGTGGTGCTTTGACACAGAAGTATACGGATATAAACAATTTACAGGCGACACTGCTGACGAAATTATGGAATATAAATGCAAAGGTGGCGGAGGTACCGCATTTGAAGCTAATTGGGATTTTATGAAAGAGCAAAATATTGAACCAAAACGCTTTATTATGTTCACCGACGGGTATCCTTGTGGTAGTTGGGGTGACGAAGATTACTGCGATACCCTGTTTATTGTCCACGGAAATGACGCCATAATTGCACCATTCGGCCAGACCGCACATTATAAATAAAGTAGGTATATTATGGCCTTGAGTAGAGGTACAGTTAATCCGCTCAATGTACTAGGTGTAAGAAAATTAAATTTTATACCTGTACATTTTGCGAAGACATTTACAAGTAATACAAAGGAAATGAATAACATTGAAGATTGGATTTATACAAATTTAAACAGTAGATATTGTATAAAGAAAAATCATAAATTGGACGACAGTAACAAACTTATAGAAATTTGTGAGATTGGAATTGAAGATCCAAAAGAAATTACAATGCTATCATTATCCTGTCCATACTTACTAAAAAATACATAGGAGACTTAAATGGAAAATCAAGAAACCCAACCCACTGCACCCGTTGCACCTGCTGAACTTACAGTAACTGACCTACAAAATATTAGATCTATTATTGATGCCGCAAGTCGTAGGGGAGCATTCCAAGCTTCAGAAATGGCCGGAGTTGGTGCTGTTTATAATAAATTAGATGCATTTTTAAATTCAATTGCACCTGCACAACCAGAACAGCAACCAGAACAACCACCAGCTGTTTAAAAGGAGAAAAACATGAAACATGTAGGAAAAATGAAAAATAACTCGGCAAGAGTAGCAGTAGCTTACCGAACATTGCCGGGGGATCCCCATAACTGTTTAGTTATTGGAACACAAGGTCTTGGAGACAGTTATCATGACACTCTAATGAATCTCATTGAAAGTGATAACGGCCAACAAGCCAATGAACTTGCAGATATTCTTTCGTCTCGTAAATTTCCAGATGGCAGCAATATGCTAGGTTACCTACATAATGGTGGTCACCTTATTAAGGTAAAAACCAGTCTAGTTAATATGACTCCCGATTCTCAAACTGTTATTGGTCTTGACGAGCTTAACAAAATTATTGCAGAACAAAAGGGAATTACAATTGACCAATTGGCTGTATCGGATGGAAGTCAGACACCTCCAGCAAAGAAAACTTCAAAAATTATCGATGACTATGTCAATCCAGAGAGTGCAAATGTTACTCAATCAACAACCGGTGATTTTGATCTAACTCCTTCGGAGATGCGTTCACGTGCAGATGCATTATTTAAACAGGCTCAGGTTCTTCGTAAAAAAGCAGACGAGTTAGATCCTCCTAAAAAGAAATCTAAATCAGAAAAAATTATTGCAGAATAATGTCAAATTCTGAACAAGTCTATTTAGACGCTCTAAAAGATATTTTAGAGAACGGAGAAGATCGACCAGATAGGACTAACACAGGTGTGATTAGTAAATTTGGTATCCAACTGCGCTTTGATTTAAACGAAGGCTTTCCTGCCATTACAACAAAAAAACTAGCATGGAAGGCGTGCGTCAGCGAACTACTTTGGTTCATTGAAGGCAGCGGCGACGAGAATCGTTTAAAAGAAATACTTCATGGTGAACGTTATACAGACAAAAAAACAATTTGGTCTGATAACGCAAACGCTTCATATTGGGTTGATAAAAAATTAAAAAGAAGCGCAGGAGACCTTGGAAGAATATACGGAGTACAATGGCGCAGATGGCGTAAACCTTTAATACGTATTAACAAAGTTGCTTTACAAAACCATGACCAATTGCTTGAATTAATTGCTGGATTAAAGGATGATCCTTACAGTCGACGTCATATTATTACAGCATGGAATCCGGGAGAAATAGAATTAATGGCATTGCCGCCTTGTCATGTAATGGCACAATTCTATGTTAGTAACGGTAAATTGAGTTGTCAAATGTATCAGCGTAGTGCAGATATGTTTTTGGGAGTGCCGTTTAATATTGCATCTTATGCATTGTTCACTCACATGTTAGCACAGGTATGTAATTTAGAAGTCGGAGACTTGATAATTGCATTAGGTGATGCACACATTTATAAAAATCATGTTGAACAAGTTAAGGAGCAGTTATCTCGAACTCCAAAAAAGTTACCTACATTACAGCTTAACGCAGATATAAATGTGATTACTCACTTTGCTATGGACGATATTGAACTAGTAGGGTATGAAAGCCATGATGCCATTTCAGCACCAATGGCTGTTTAAATTTTAACTTCAATTACTCCAAAGCCCTCGGAAGAGAAATCTTCGAGGGCTTTTCCTATTATAGCACCGGGATGCACTGAATAGGTTAAATCAACAGCACAAGCATAGCCTGGATGTACACTTGTTACCATCAGATCACCCTTTTTAACAGGGCCATAAATTTTGCAAGGAACACGACCTTTTAAGGCAATATAAGGGTGAGTTTTGTCATTTCCGGCAGCAGAATTTAACATATATGCAGGAGTTGTAGACACAATTCCCGCAACTGCCGTTGTAGCATATACATTAGAAATAGTAACTTCTTTAGTGCCACCTAACATTAATACAGTACCAGGTTTATACTCATCATCGGCTTCGTATCTTTCAGCAATGTCAGCATAGGTTGCCTGCATTGTAGATCCTGCGGTTAATTGCCATGCGCCGTCAATGTACCCCGATGTTGACGGAGTTCCAGCACTTATATACGTGATACTATCTAATCTAGTTATGTTATTAGCAACAATACTAATTTCACTAGTTTTTACATAATCGGAAGCAAGAGCACCATTAAGTCTTACTGAATCGGCTGCTGTTCCCCAAAAATATGTGTTATTGTTACTAGATATTCCAGTAGAAGGATCAGATCCTAATAAAGTAATTCCATTAGTAACTGTTGAAAATTGTGATACAATTGGATCAGTGGTGTTTACCTTAAACGAGTAAGGGGAAACAATTACAGGAACTATGTCGCCAACAGCAAGTTTAATTACATCATAAACGACATTAATAGAAGATAATATTTGACTTGTACCAATACCAGTACCAGCAGTAATAGAAGAACCTGCGCTAGAACCTACCGATGTTGTTCCACTTATAGCTACTAACGAGTCTTCATGTTTTAACCATAACTTTTTTGTACTACTATTAAACCAAAATTCACCGTTGGTTAATGTAGATGGTGCAGTTGTTGAAATAGTAATTGCAGGAAGTTGGTTCCATTGAACGCCGGTATAGTAACGAATCTTCTTATTAAGAGAGTCGTACCAAATTTGTCCTGCAAGAGGTTTTGTAGGTGCCGCAGAATTTGAAAAATTTTCTAATAGTTTAACAAGATTTTCGTTAACTACCTGACCATAACCTGCATAGTTTTTGCCTACTAATTGCAAATCCGTAGTAAGGTTAAGTGAACCATCTTCAACTGTGGTTAACTTAACTCCATTTGTCTTATATAACGTGTAGGCCATCTATAACTCCAAAAATTAAACAACTTTCATAATATAGCATAATGCATAAAAAGGATTAAGTATATCGACTGTAGCAGAACCTACAGTATTTGTACCACCAGTCAATGAATGCGTATGTGTTTGCGATTCATCACCTGTAGTAAAGGTATGTGTATGATTACCATTAGAAGTAGTCTGCCATAATTGGCCACCACCGCCACCTACTGATCTAGCATCATATCCAAATCCGCCCAGTGAGCTTGCAGTCCAACCAGCACGACCGTTAGCAAATGATAATTGATCATCACCTGGATAAGCATGTTGGTGTGTGCCACTTCCAGCAGTAACTCCACCGTGTGAGTGGCTTCTATTATTATTATCTGTAATAGTATCAAATGTATGACTATGCGATACTACTGTGTTAATAGAAGATTTACCCCCAGTTGTTCTAGGTGCATGAGTTGATCCTGCCCCCATGACAAACTTATCTCGAAGGTCAGGAGTAATGTATGCTCCCTGAGCCCTTCCGTCACACAATGCCCATCCCGCAGGAATATTATTAACAGTACCATACCACATTATAATAGCGCCGGCTGGGAGAATAGAATGAACAAATTCTGTTGTAGCAGGTGCAGTAGATCTGTCCGACAATACAGGAGTACTTGTTGCAGAAAACGGACCAACAGAAGTAAAACCAGTAGCCGTCTTTACAAAAAGTTGATTGTTAGTTGTATTGAACCATAATTGTCCTTTAATGGAATTAGGTGGTTCAAATCCTGCCGCAAAATTTTCTAATAGTCTTACTTGATTTTGATTAATCGATTGTCCAAAGTTTGAGACATTTTTACCTATTAGTGTAAGCGGAGATCTAGTGTTGTCTGTTTCGCCAACTTGTAAATCTATAAGCAATGTTCCGTCTGATTTTCTTATTTGATATGACATTTACTGTTCCTTAACTAACATCTCTATACCATTGCCATGACTTTGGAGGTCCTGCACTCACTCGGAATTCTTTAACTGAATAGAGGTATGTTGCAGTAGTAGCAAATGCATCAGTTTGAGCGCCAATGTTTGTAACAGCACTTACGGCAGCACCTTCGGGATAACTCATTACCAACGTAGTCGTTGACTGAACTGTAATTGCCCTTGCAGGAACTGAAATAGAATGGTTTGCACATAAAACTCGGGCCCTATATCCTAAAGGAAGATCGTATTGAGCTTCTGTAGGATAATCTGGAGGAATTGTATTAACTGGTGGTGTTAATAAATTAAGTAGCGTGGCAATTTCTACATTAGGATTAACCATTTTAGTAACATCTAATGTAATTACATAACCTTTTAATACGTTGATTGCTTGAGCGTCTAGAACATATTGAACCGTGGCCGCATCAGTACCAACAGTTGAATAAGCTACATTTTTAACTCTTTTATTTGTAATATCAACACCGCCATTGGTACTTGACAACATTAAATCTACAAGTTTAACAATAGGGTTAGCTCCTAAAATAGGAGAAATTGTAGTTAAAGAGCTTACAGAGCGAACAGTAAATTGTGTGCTACTGGTAACTTTATCAACCTGATAAGTATTATTATAACCAGCATCAATTATACCATCAAGAACAACTGTTGTTCCAGTACCAATAATAGGAATTGCTGAATTGGTTACAATTGTAATTGTAGAATATGCCAGTAGGGCAGATGCATACACATCGCTAACTCGGAACACTGCATCGCTTGCAGTGATTCCATTTCCTTTAATAAGAACATTAGATACAGTTAACTCTGTTAAAACTCCAACTCTTTGTAGATTTGAAGAAACTACAGTTGATCCAATAGTACTAGAATTAATAACTAGTACCCCTGCGCCGCCACGATAACTGCTAGTGGTACCTACTTCAATATTAATATTAGATACCCAAGATTCTTTTATTTTACTATAGAGGAATGTTTTATCATTGCCAGCTTTAAGGGTTATTCCGCCTCCGTCTGAATCAGCATCAGAAGTACTTCCATATGCAAGCTCAATATTTTTATCGTCAATTCTAGTAATAACTGATAATCTTGTTGTAAATGTTCCCGAGACTGTTAAATTCTTTGTAACAGTAATGTCCCCATTAAAGTAAGAATCACCTTCAACGTGTAAATTTGTAATTGGAGTTTCTGTATTAATACCTACTCTATCGCCCTTGGCTGCAAGACTTGTTACAGCGGAGTCTTGTCCCCCAGGATTCGATTTCAGTGTGATAAGGCATAACGCACTATCAACAATATGATTTGTTATATTAGGGCGACGGGCTTCAATTGGGCCGCCGCTCGATATGGAAAGATCTTCGTATGCTCCAACCCAAATACCTACATCGTTAAGTAATGTAAGTTTTCCTGTGCCTACTATTTGTTGATTACTATTTGAAGATTTTAACAAATAATTATCTGGAAATATTCCTGCAATTGCTGTTGCATTACTTGCTGTACCTGCAAATCGAATATCAGGAATGCTAGTGTTTAATGTTAAACCAATACTTATTCCACTCATTCCTTGATTAAGAACACTAGGAACCATTGAAAAAGATGTCGTGCTTAACATTCCTAATAATACATCGTTACTGTAAACAGAGGTAACTGTTTGTGTATTACCAAATACGTCATTAAAAGATTCTACAACAAAACCAGACCGCCCTTTAGTTTTTGGATATATTGGACCTGCAAGTGTGCTGTTTGCACCGTCAATAGTAAAATATAATTGACTTGTCTCACTATCGATCCAAAGATCGCCCTGTTTAAGACCGCCTGGTTGGCCTTGGCTTATAAATGCGGTTGAAATATTTTCAAAAATTCCATTTAACGTATATACTTTTAATCGACCGTCAGCTTTACTATACCATAGTTGTCCAGTAAGAGGAGCCCTAGGTTGATATATACTGGCAAAATTTTGTAATATATTAACTAAATTTGTGTTTAATGCTGTTCCGTAAGCATCTGTATTTTTGCCAATAAGTGTAAGGCTTGTAGTTTTAATATCGGTTGTACCGTCTACTAAATTAAGTAGTACTGTACCGTCTGCGTTTTTAATAGTATATGCCATAATCTTAAAACTTTATAAAATAATTTATATTAGCAGGGGTAAAATTAGCTGTTACCGTTACTGGAATTGCCGGCAATACAAATTCAGTTGCTGATCCTGCTCCAAATTGATCTCCTATAACATCGTATAGATTCTTATAAGACGATTTAAGAGCAAGTGACCCGTCACAAACTAACCACCCGTCAGGTGTTGCAGTTCCTGCAAACGGTAAAATCATACCTGTTGCGACCATTGAGAATGATGTTGCGGTAGTTGAAAAATTGTCTGCGTATACTGTTCTAAAAGGTTTATTAGCTGAACCAATGTCCCAATTATGTGAACTAATTGGTTCAATACCGATACCATTTGACCCGCCTTGGCCTATTGTTGTTTTTCCGGCTACTGTTAAATTATTGCCGACAAATACAGCATTTGTTACTGTAAGTGCTCCACTAATTTTAACACCGCCTGTTACAGATAATGCTTCAACATCTGCAGATGTAATTGAAGTTTTACCATCTATCCTTGCATCTCCGTTGACATCTAACGTTTTTGTAGGAGCATTGTTATTAATTCCTACTCGTTGTGTATTGCCATCAACTGAAACTATTTGTTTTAGTAAACCACTTTTAACAATAGACAAATGTATCTTTGCACCACTAGTCCTATTTGAAAGGACTGCATCATTTCCTTGTCTTTCTAGTAATACTGTCTGAGTTACTGCACCTATTCTTAATCCTGCATTACTTGAAATATTAATAAAACCCTGAATTGTTCTCGACGATTGGCCAGCAACATCATTTCTTAAAAAGTTATCAGCAGGTATTGGTTCAACTGTTTCAGAAACTTGAAGATTAAGTGCAGAATTAGATAATCCTATTAACTTTGCTTGAACTGTACCGAATGTTCGTGTGCTTACATTAAGACCTGGATATAAAGTAGAAAATCCTAAAATAGAAGGGTTAGGAGTAAATTGATCCTGTGACACTATAGTTATAGCATTATCATTTACGTAACTAATAACAACTGTATGATAAACAGCATTCTGTCCTAGATTATCTAAAATTTGTTCTACATATATGCCATTCTTTAAACCACTTGTAGTAGTCGGACCAATCAAAATCCATGTTGTGCCATTCCAAATTTTAACTTGGCCAGTAGAAGTAGCTACCCATACATCGCCTGTTTTTTTGAATTGAGGTTCTTCGCTTGTTTGATGTACGCCGTTGGCAGGAAACCAATTTGCGCCGTCGTACACTTTTAAAATTTTATTAGTCGGAAGGCCAGTATCGTACCATAATTGACCTTCAACTGGTGCCAGGGGAGGAGTTACATTTGCAAAACTTTCTAAAATATGTAAGAAATTTTCAGCAACTGATTGTCCGTAACCAGATGCATTTTTTCCTACTAAATTGATACTGGTATCGTGATTAATAGTGCTATCAGCTACTATGATAGGATCTTTTGTAGAGTTAGTATATGGTACTGAATACGACACTATTATGCTCCGCTAGATAAACTTTGCACCCTAATAGTGTAGTCTATCTGAATTAATCTATTAAGGGATTTTTGAACCGGGTGAAAAATAACATGGGTTAATAATAAACCTGTATTTGGTCCGTTTGAATTATAACTTTTAAGTCCTAACTCGTCGAAGACATATGCACCATCTTGATTAGTGGCGTTATCAAATGCAGATTGATCGCTAGGTTCTCCGAAATCTAGTAAACAACTTACTAGAACATCACTATAATTTGTGCCAGCAACGTGTCGAACTTCCATAAAAT